AAAGTGAAAGAAGTGGCGACTAGGCTCATTTCTTCGGCACCGCTTGATTACACTGTAGCGTGGCGCATGTATTTTGGAGCTATTTCTGCTGCTTTTATGCGCAACAACACGGTGACAGGCATGTGCCCTGGTATTTGTGCTTACAGTGATTGGCCTACCTTAGCAAATGTTTTGACTAGGTTTGGTGAACATTGTTTTGATGGTGATTTTAAGCAATTTGATTCAAGTGAGCAGCCTAGCATCCACGACGAGATTTTGAACTATATTAACCGTTGGTATAATGATGGAGATGAAAATGCTCGTATTAGGAAGGTGTTGTGGTTGGATTTGGTCCATTCACGACACATTGGTGGTTTGGGCACGGATCAGAGACACATTTACCAGTGGAATAAGTCTTTACCTAGTGGTCATCCTTTTACTACAGTAGTGAATTCTATGTATAGTTTGGTGGCTTTGGTTTCTGCATATATCCATATCACAAAGAATATGACTGATTTTTGGAATAACGTTAGTCCAGCCACTTTTGGTGATGATAATGTTGCTAATGTTCATGATGCTGTCAAAGAAGTTTATAATCAACGCACGGTGTCAGTAGCTTTGAAAGAATTGTTTGGTTTGGTTTACACCCCCGGAGATAAGACCGGTGAGTTTAAGGAAACTTTTCCTATTTCTCAGTTGACTTTTCTTAAGCGTGGGTTTATTTGTGAAGACAACGACTGGCTTTGCCCTTTGGAGTTGGAGAGCTTTTTGTATGTTCCTTATTGGAGCAAGAACAAGAAGGAAGAGCGCAGGATGAAGATTGCGGCTCTTGAGACAGCTTTGGAAGAATTGAGTATGCATCCTCAGTATGTCTGGGATAAGTATGCTCCGATGATTTCTGAGGTTATGGATGAGTATGGTCATGTGAGTAAGGCTCGCATTGACAGAACGCAATACCGGATGGTCGCTAAGTCACGGACTGACAACTGGTATTGAGACGATTGCATATACGCACTTTTCTT